AAGATATCGACTGTGATGTCCGCCGCAGTGCCGCCGGTAATCCCAACACCCCGGGGTATACGCCATCCGATGAAGAATTCATAATCACAGAGACCTATGTAGCCATCAAGGGTACAAATCATTTATGGTACAAGCATAATTACCCAAACGTTGCTCCGTTTTATACATGCGGTTGTTTCTGCGGTTCTCGTGAGCAGATGATTTCAAGAATTTACTCAATTGATAATCTTTCTGCCGATCCTGCTATAAGAATGAGGATTTTGAATGCTTTAGATCAGAAATTTAAAGAAATATTTAGGAGATAACTATGAGACTGGAAGAATTTATAATCCCACCGGAATGCACCCGTATTTCGATCAAAACAGAAGATAAAAAGATAGTCATATTATTCGAACCTGAGACCCCAAACATTTTCTTCTGCGATGAAACCGAACGGACAGAGGAGGAACCGCGCATAGGCCAATTGGCGATTATGTGGGGAAAGAACCGAAGAGAGGCTATTATCTCAAGGGTAGAGGATATAGACTACACGGACTTTACCTACAAAGCGAAAAGCCAGGAATGGTACGAACGTGCGATCCGCTTCCGTGACGAAGAGCAGTATAATAAAATCCTATTTTATAACGATGCTGGGAAAAACGAAGTATCAAAAGTCCAAGCCAAAAAAGGCTAGCTTAACAGCTAAGTTAGATAAGGTATTCAGCAAATATATCCGGTTACGTGACACAAGAGAGGACGGGACCTTTACCTGTATATCTTGTAACCGGATATTGCCCTACGATCAGGCGGACTGCGGTCACTATATCAACAGGAAGCATATGTCTACCCGCTTCAGCGAAAAGAATTGCAATGCTCAATGTCGCTCCTGTAACCGCTTCGATGAAGGTAACATTCAAGGCTATCGTCGTGGACTTGTAGCCAAATATGGCGAATCTGCAGTGGTCATGCTGGAATCAATGAAAAATCAGATCAATAAAATATCTGAATTTGAATACAATACTATGATTGATCACTATCGTAAGGAGGTCAAACGCTTAAAACGAGAGAAAGGAATATGAGTAAAGAAACCTATAAGAAAGTCAAATGCGACTGTCGTAACTGTCAGCGTGCCGGTCCTGTGGAAAACTTCATGGTTGTCTGTCCCAAACACAGATATAAGAAATCCGTAGGAGTAAGGTTATGTGAGTATTTTAAACCAAAAGATGTTCGACAAGATAATAATGAAAGCGACCGTTGACACCGAGGATATTGATACCATCGTCTTACGTAACTATTTGGAACAGTGTACGGAAGGTGATGAAGTCTATTATAAATCTACTGCCTACGCGAACTTCGACGGATGTTTTATCGAACTCAGAGGAAATAAATTGAAATGTAAATGCTCTATCTGCAAGCTGTACAGCAAAGGAAAAAACGGCAAACTGGATAACAGTAGACCAATGACCTTCGCAATGGCGGTCCGGACAATCAAGGAGCTTCTTCTCCGCTTGTGCGTGAGAATGGAGAATGCGATAGTAACTTATTACGAAATTGGCATCACGATGAAGATGTCCTACTCTGCAGACTGCTATATCCGGCAGGTGCAGGAGATATCGGACAGAATACTTTGGAATGATGCTAATTTTCCGGAATACCGGCAGAAAACAACAGAGAAGAGCAAGTATTTCCGCAAGGTTCTCAAGGTCTATGATAAATCATTCGAAGCAGGTGAGAAAGGCCGGAAGGTAGGTGACAATATACTTCGGATAGAAACGGTCTACAGGCATCAATCTGTATCAATGCTTGAATTTACTGATTACATCTTCCTGTCCAAGATGGGGAGAATATTCTACAAGGACTGGTCAGAGATATGCTTTACGAGAGAATTGTCTGCGACAAAGGGTGTAAAGATATCCCAGCTTGAAAAAGCCAGGGAGATCCATCGGCTCGGAACAACGAGGTATAAGGAACGCTACAAGCAAATGTTCCTTGATGGAAAGCTGACCAAAAAACAATGGGAGACGATTCGCAACTTTGCGAAAGCGTGGCCGACTGAGCGTGAGAAATACGTGGAAGAGGTCGGTGAGCTTGAGAAGGAATTCAAGGATCGTCTATTGTCTAATTTCCAGATTGGGATTTTTACACCCGTTCGCAGAAAGTTGTAACTGTTTGATTATCAATATTTTATATAAAACAGAAAGAGCACCATATGGTGCGCGATTAAAACATTGATTATCAAGTAAATAAGGAAATAAAGAATCGAAATTAACAATTTACGGCAACTTGTCCTATACTGCCCGCAGGGTAGTTGGGTAGCAACTTAAGAAGGCAGTTAATTTTAAATGATAACTAAAAAAGAAAACTATGTCATATAAAGCTTCAGGCGTAATTATTGCGGTAATGCCTACCGCGCATGGAACAACAAGAAACGGAAAGGATTGGGAAAAGCAGGAATGTGTGTTGGAGATGTCAGACAAGTACCACACCAAAATGAAGTTCTCAATTTACTCATGGGATGGACCCATCGAGACTCCCCTTAAAACAGGAGACAGTGTTGAGATATCCTTCATGGTAGAAGCAAGGGAGTCAAAAGGAAACTGGTTTAATGAAGTAAAGGCTTATTGTGTTGAACATCAAAAACGATGAAGATTCAAGGTTATCCATTGGTTTGTAGTGGAATTCATTACACCGGTTATCATCTAAAAGCAATGTGTAAAGAATGCCCACTATACTCAAGGAAAAAGCAGCCATTTCATAAATCATGGCGCATAAGTGGAATTGAAAAATGTATAATTAACTATGCTAGTAGGAACAACAAATCTTAATACGACTCTCAACCTGACGTATGTGTTGACAGATGTCGTAGAAACTCTTCTCCTTGCCTTCATCAAGTTGCTGATAGATCGCTGCGGTGACGACGACAAGAAGATGTTCGCGTTCTACAACTACATCAAAAGTTATCCTTCGCAGCTAGGTCTTGAGCTGTCTGACGAGAAGAGTGTGTTTGCGCATATTTTTAATTAATAACAAATCAGAGATGAATGTACTAAGTTTATTCGATGGCATGTCCTGCGGTCAGATTGCTTTGAAGCAGCTTGGCATTATCCCGGGAAAGTATTACGCTTCTGAGATAGACAAGCATGCCATCAAGCAGACGCAGCTCAATTTCCCGGATACAATCCAGCTCGGAGATGTCACTCAGGTAGATGTGTCTAAGTTAGAACCAATTGACCTGTTGATAGGGGGCAGTCCTTGCTTTGCGGCAGGGGTCAAAGTGTTGACCGATGTTGGGTATAAAGACATTGAAGATATAAGAGTTGGTGACAAGGTTCTCACCCACAATAACAGATATATGCCTGTTTTAGCTATAGGTCATAAGGAAGCCATGACCTATACGTTAAAAGCGCAAGGATTTGTTGATGTTGTCTGCACAAAGAATCATCCTTTTTACGCCCGGAAGAAATATAAAGAATATTATAGAAAAGACGATGGGAAAAAGTCTGCACGTGTCATATTGGGAGATGCCGAGTGGGTGAACGCTGGGTTACTTAAGGGAGATTATTATATATGTTCAAACATACAGAATGACCTATCCGAAAATCCGTACAATATCACTAAAGACGAAGCCTATGTAATAGGCAGATATATCGCAGACGGACATACAAGGAAAGACAAAAGGTATGACGAATACCACAAAGGAAGCAGAGCATGGCAGCTTATACTAAGTATCGGAAATTCAAAAGTAGAACAGTTTTGCTCCAATATAGACAAGTTAAATTATAGTTGCTATAAGCACGGAGATAGCGTCCATCGCATTGTGTTCAGCAATAAAAGGTTAGTTGAACTAGTAGAAAAGTATTGTGGTATTGGTTCTATAAATAAGCATTTTGGGGAAGCGATAGTTAGACTGCCAAAAGATTTGTTGTCAATCGTACTGAAAGGGTTTCTTGATGGTGACGGGTGTATAGAGGGCAATGAATGGCACATAACGACAATAAGCCCTATGTTGGCAATCACGATTCAGCGTGTTGTTTCTAAACTTTATAATAGTCATATAAATGTCGGTAAACACACACCTGCGGAACACAAAAAGCTTCTAGGAAGAACAGTGCGTCAGAACAAGCAATATATAATATCCTTTTCAGAAAAAGAAAGGAGATACGATAAGGCAAAAACGATAGGTGATAAAATGTGGTCAAACGTAAAGTCGTTTACTGCATATAAAATGCAAACGGTTTACAATCTTGAAGTCGAGGAAGATAATTCTTATACGGCAAATAATTTCGTTGTACATAATTGTCAGTCATTCTCTTTTGCCGGCAAACGTGTCGGGATGTCTACTGTGGATAAAGAAGAGATATACACTCTGGATCGCTACCTGGAATTAAAAGAAGAAGGCTTTCAATTCGAAGGGGAGTCTTATCTGTTTTGGGAGTATATGCGTATTCTGACTGACATCCGTAAATATAATCCGAATGTGCTGTTCTTGCTGGAAAACGTAGAAATGGGCAAGAAATGGGAACGGGTACTGAGCGAAGCAATCGGTGTGTATGGTGTGCATATCAATTCTGCCTTGGTATCGGCACAGAATCGGAGACGTATCTATTGGACGAATATTAGGACGAAAAGAGATGGTTTGTTTGATGATTTGTATTCTGACATACCGCAGCCTGCGGATAAGGGATTTTTGTTGAAAGATATCCTTGAAGATGAAGTGGACGAGAAATATTATATGAGTAATAAAGCCATTTCGGGCATAATGAATCACAAACAAAGACATACGGAAAAAAGGAACGGGTTTGGAGCGCAATTCCCAACTTTAAAGAGCAATACTTTACTGGCGAGATGCTATAAGGATGGAAAGGAAAATTTGATAGTGGAAGATGTTAGAGTCAAAGGAGTTTCGTATACAGACAGAGGAATACGTCCTCATAGAGGGGATTACAGGAAATCCGGAGTAAGTGAGTACGGTACAATTTTATATACCGATCAAAAATCAGATACGCATATTGCGTCTCATGTAGGAATGATTGTAGAAGAGGATTCGCCTCTCACGGGAATTGCAGGGATTCGTCGTCTGATTCCTACTGAATGCGACAGGCTTATAATACCAGAAGCTACAAAGAAAGGCTTTGTAGAAGTCATTCCGGGAGAATGTTTTGACCTGACGCAGCCGAATAGCAAAACAAGGAGAGGGCGTAAGATGGCGGAGAAATGTAATTGCGTCATGGCACAGACTTCCCCTGAATATTATAGGTATGATGGTATCAATATTCGTCGTCTGACTCCTACCGAATGCGCCCGCCTTCAGACTATTCCTTCATGGTATAAATGGGAATGTTCCGACACGCAGCAGTACCGAATGCTAGGCAACGGATGGACGGTGGATGTTATTGTGCACATCCTATCCTTTATGAAAGAGAAAATGAATATTAACGTAGTCTGAAAAGGCTCAAAACAAAATCAAGTATGAACGAAATGAAATATATAGAACAACCAAAAGCGATAGCTAAACTTGTTCATAAGTCGACCAAATCTATTATTCCAGTTTACAAGCCATTAAATTGGTTTCAAAGACTAATGATAAGATGGTTCTTTGGGCTTAAATATGAAAGGATTAACTAATAACAATAAAAAAGGAGGAAATATGAAGAATATTAAAGATTTAACAATCAAAGTAACTTATCGAGTTGGACTTGGGAATGTTGAAGTCCCTGACGAAGTTTATAATGAATTAGCTAAAGCCTATGATGAAGGTGGTGATGTACCTGAATGGGATGATGAGCTTGAAAACGCAAAAGAATGGCTTAGTGATAATATTCGAGAAGCGGATGCAATGGAATGGGAATATGAGATTGATGATTTTCAAGATGAATAATTTATGAAACAGGTATTATCAATTTTGCAAATGAAGCACTTGCAGGAACTTGGATTGGACACAAGTGATGCAAGTATGTGTTATTGCTGTTTTTATGGCAATATAGAGGAAGAATGGGAACTTGAAATATATGAAGATGTAATTAATCAAAAAAGAGATAGTACATTTTGGGAGATAGTCCCTACTTACGACTTGCAAGACATTCTCAACAAACTGCCACATTATCTAAACCCAATGCCATATGAGCAGATTCTATTTTCATGGATGATTGAAAGGGATACCATAGCATATCGTAACGTAGAGGATGTTAATGATTGTATCAAGCATTTTACTGACAGTTCATTGATTGATGCAGTTTATGAAATGCTTTGTTGGTGCATTGAACACGGATATATTAAAGAATTAAAAACGATAAATAATTTATGAAACAGACATTAGAAGAAGCAGTTATGCAGGAGCTTAACTCAAGCTATGCGATTATTGTTGACGGTAATCTTGCATACCAGCGACAAGCGATGCTTAATATGTTCATAAAAGGTGCTGAATGGCAGGCAAAGCAATCCCCGTGGGTCAGCGTAAAGGATAGGTTACCGGAATTAGGAGATCCTGTATTAATCAGGCTTAAAGATGGTACAGTGAGGCTTGCAGTTTTGGATACAGACGATAATAGCGATGCATATTTCTGGAGTGATAATTATTCCTATGAAACGATTAGCGGTTGGGATACAACTCATTGGATGCCGATACCGGAATTTGACTAATAACAAAATCAGAAATGAATAAAATAGAAAAGCAGACCTATGTGGTCTGCTCAATATGTTGTTTTTTAGAATTATCAGAGGTGGGGATTCGAACCCCACAAACTTCGTCTTACGACGCTGCTTACGCCTTTTTAGCTTCAAAGTCCGGTCATGTCCTCACCTCGGACTCCATGGAGAAACGAGGGAACGGAGACGGCATCTCCATTTTTTCCAACCTAGTTTTTTTGATAAACTAGGTTCATGTTGGAATTAACGGAACAAAAGTATAAAAATAAAAGAGAAAAACAATGATTATAGCATGGTTTTCTTGTGGTGTAACATCAGCAGTCGCTTGTAAGATAGCATTGAGCTTGTACGAAGATGTGCATCTCTATTATATCGAAACTGGCTCCGGACATCCTGATAACGCCCGATTCCTTGCAGATTGTGAGAAGTGGTACGGGCAGCCTATCCACATCATTCGAAGCGACAAATATACTTGCGTAGCCGATGTGCTACGGAAAGGATTTATTAATGGTGCGCATGGAGCAGCTTGTACTCTTGAACTGAAAAAGAAAGTTCGGTATAAATTGGAAAAGGAGTTGGGAAGTTGGGACGGGCAAGTTTGGGGATTTGATTATGACCCGAAAGAGATTAACCGGGCTATTCGCTTGAAACAGCAGTACCCGGACACAAAACCACTGTTCCCGCTTATTGAAAAGCAGATTACGAAACCGGATGCTATGGGTATGCTTTGGAAAGCCGGTATTAAAATCCCCGCTATGTACAAGATGGGCTACAATAACAACAACTGCATCGGTTGTGTGAAAGGTGGCATGGGCTACTGGAACAAAATCCGGAAGGACTTCCCGGAGATATTTGCTCAAATGGCACAGATTGAACGTGATGTAGGTGCAACATGCCTAAAGGATAAAGACGGTCGTATTTTCCTTGATGAACTACCAACATGGCGAGGTGACCCAGTGGAAGAGATTATACCGGATTGTTCTCTTATCTGCCAAATTGAATTTCAAGAGATAATCGACAGACAAGTAGAGCGAGTTTTGAAAGGAGAAATTAGTATTAATGATGTAGCCTGAAAAGGCTCAAAACAATAAAGAAAGGAACTAACTATGGGATTTACAACACCATGTTTTATTAGAAAAAATACGGAGGAACTCCGTAAGAAGTTAGAAGATATAGGGTATAAAAACGCAGGTTCCTCAAATCATCACGATATAATATATACAGATACTGAACATGGAGTAATAATTATGCCAACAATACTAAGAGAAACTTATCCAACAGCAAGAAAAGAACATAGGTGTGAGTTTTGTTGTGAAAAGATAGCGATAGGACAAAAATATGTCCGTCAGACAAATATCTATGATGGAACTATCTATGACTTTGTCACACATCAAGAATGTAATGAGGTAGCTCATGAATTGAATATGTACGATGATTGTGATGATTCAGGTTTAGACGGTGAATCCTTTCGTGAAAACTTGAACGCATACGTATATGCCAACCATTACGATGAACACACAGATGATGTTTATACCAGTTGGCAATTGAATCATTATGAGATAGCGAAGAAAATATTGAAAGAACTTAAAACGGAGAAGCAAAATGGACCGTACAATAAAATTCAGAGGCAAAAGCATATACGATGAAGAATGGCTGTATGGCTCTCTCATTAAAATCGAAAAGGATAGATATGCCGTCATTCCATCCTTAAACGATATCGAAATAGGGAGAAGTATCGGTATGTATGAGGTATGTCTTGAAACCATAGGCCAGTTCACCGGATCATTCGATGGGATCGGCAAAGAAATCTACGAAGGTGATTTGGTCGTGGATAGATCATCTCTTAAGATAGTTGCATATATAGAAAAACGTGGCTACTTCTGCGCTGTTAGTATGCGTGATTTGGATTTAATAAATAGATACGATAAGCATGTAGTTCCCGGATTAGATAAATTCAATAAACTTTGGGTGGTTGCTAACATCTACGATCATCCGGAATTAATCAAGGAGGAATAAAATGAAAGTATGTGAACTTATAGCTTTATTGCAGACTTGCATTCAGGACTTTGAACTAAAAGAGATAATTTTCACCAAAGATAAAAATGGTGAAGATGGAGTGGATATTATATATGATAACGAGGCTATGTTTGGTCAGAAGACAGAAACTGCCAATGAATAATATAAACAATGAGAAAGAAAAGAATAACAGTTAGATTTGATGATCGTACAATGATGCTGTTAAATGAGTTATCTGATATGACCAAAACAAATACATCGGTAATTGTTCGCGGAATGGTACATCGCAATATTGAGGATTTGATTGATAAGGCGGGTAATTGGAAAATAAAGGATGAGAACACTAAAAAACGGAAAGATTGATAAAAGAGTTATGTCCATGATTGTGCGAAACTACGATAAATTGAAGGATTTATGTATTTATCGCACTCATGGGCTATTATGTTCCAAAAGTTATGAGGATATATTTCATGATGCAATATTGTTTGTTTCTCAAGATAAAAAAGCGTCACTTATATTCTCTGAGGAGGAGTTGATACGTTATTTCAATTATCGCTTCCGGATGATACTTTACCAAACTATTAATGATAACAAACAATTAAAAGAGATACCTTATGCCGACTATATACAAACCTCAAAGAAAGAGGACTCAGAAGAATGACAATTATTATGTTGCGGAACGCCGGAAAATCTATAACTCAGAGCGATGGCGTAGTCTGCGTGCATGGAAGTTTGCTTGCAATCCGCTTTGCGAAATATGCCAAAAAGCGGGAAAGACAGTTCCTGCTGAAGATGTTCATCATATTATCTCGTTTATGAGTACTAATGATTGCGTAGAAAGGAAACGTCTTGCTTATGATTACGATAACCTAATGAGTTTGTGTAAACAATGTCATCAGAATATTCACAATGAGCGAATTAGATAAATATATTGTCAAGATCGACAATATGTACTTATCAGAGTTTACCTTCCTATGGATGTATTATGGACAGCCTTGTGATCTATTGTTTCAAAAGCCTCAGACCATAGGATGTACCGGCATATGGGTAGTAGTGAAGGATGAGAATACCAAAAGATTCCTAAAGCGGGCAAAGGAGAAGACGGGATGCGAGCTATTTGAAGTAGATAAATAGTGTTAATAAAATAAAAACGGACAAGATGAGGAATATCTATTTTTATGCGTTTTTAGTTGGAAATTGATATAAAATAGTGTGTTTTCGTTTCTTTTTCGGGTGTTTTTGCCGTGTTTTATTGTGTTAAATTTGTGTTAATAGTGATAGTTGCTCCTTTTTATGAGGTTGTTTATCTTATGCGTTATTCCTATGGGACAATCTGATTAAGCGGAAAGAATAAAAAAATATGTAATGAAAAATAAACTTGTAGTCCTTTGTGTACTAATTCTATATGCTGAATTTATGTTAAAATTAACAAATTATTCAATCGAAAGGGGATAGGGGGTCAAATTTGTGCGTTTTCAGCCTTCGAAACCTCGCCCCACCCTTCTTCACACGCACGGAACTTTTTTGAAAAAAGCCAAAGTGTTTCGTTGTGTTAAAATAGGTCAGACATATTAATGGTTTTTAGAAAAAGAAAAAGCTATGGCAAAATATAAAAAGATAACCTTCAGGATTCCGGATAGCATCCGTCATGATGAGGCTCGGAAGATTATAGCGGATATCGTGAAGCAGCTTAATAAAAGCGAGATGCTGGAAGTAGCCGATATACCTCAGTTGCATCGTATGTCAATTGCTTATGATACCTATCTGACCTGTGTCGACATTCTTGCAAAGGAAGGTCTGACGATGAAAAATTTAAAAGGCGAAATCGTGAAGCGTCCTGAAGCCAATTTATTAAAAGAGAGCTGGAGTCAATATCTGGAATTGGCGAAAGAGTATGGATTGACAGTGAAGAGTAAAGGGCAGATAAAGGCGTTGAATGTTGAAGATGCTGAGGAATCTCCATTGACCGCTTTTTTGAGAGAGAATAAGGAAATGCGTTAATGCAGGCAAAAGCGTATTATAAGTATGCACAGGATGTCATAGAAGGCAATGTTGTTTGTGGGAAGTATATAAAACTTGCCGCAGAGCGTTTTTTTGACTTTATGGAGAATGACCGGTATGAATTCAGGGAGGAGAAAGTTGACTATGTTATAAAATTCTTTTCGATCCTGCGTCATTTTACGGGAAGACATGCGGGAAAGCCGTTTGTACTCCAGCCTTGGCAGCAGTTTGTAATTGCATCGATTTATGGATTTTATGTAAAGGAAACCAATGAGCGCTTAGTAAAATACGTATATATAGAGATTTCCAGAAAAAACGGGAAAACGGCATTCGCTGCGGGGCTATGTCTTTTTCATCTTATAGCAGACGGAGAAATGGATGCCGAGGTTGATCTGGCCGCAAACTCAAAAGACCAGGCAAAGATTGCTTTCAAGTTTTGTTCCCAGTTCGCCAGGGGGCTTGATCCAAGAGGAAGGGATTTGGTGTCATTCAGGGATAAGGTAAAGTTTGAGCAGATGCTCAGTATACTTCAGGTTTTTGCGGCAGACGATTCCAAGTTGGATGGTTTTAATGCGTCAATGTATCTGATAGATGAGTATCATGCGGCTAAAAACTCCGGATTGAAGGATGTGCTTCAGTCTTCGCAGGGTATGCGCGATAATCCAATGGCTGTTATAATCACTACTGCCGGCTTTGATAAATTAGGCCCATGTTATCAATATCGGGAGATGTGCACTGAAGTCCTTTCCGGTTTAAAAGAGAATGATGCCTTGTTTGCTGCTATTTATTCGCTTGACGAAGGAGATGACTGGAAAGATCCTCAAAACTGGGGTAAAAGCAATCCGAATATTGGCGTAACTGTAAAGCCTCAGTATTTGCAGACCCAGGTTCAATCGGCCAAGAACTCACCTTCGGAAGAAGTCGGCATCAGAACTAAGAATTTCAACATATGGTGTGATTCTGAAACCATATGGATTCCGGACCACTATATTTTACAGGCATCTGCCGATATTGACTTCGAGCAGTTTAGCGGCATGGACTGTTATGCCGGTATCGACTTGTCCAGCACTAGTGACCTGACCTGTGCTTCATTTATGTTTCCTACTGAGGATAAGTATTATTTCAAAACGTTGTATTATCTTCCGGAAGCCGCCTTACATGAAAAACGCTTCCGTGATCTGTATGGAGAGTGGCGCAGGCATAATCTTATAACCATAACTCCCGGTAATGTAACGGACTATGACTATATCCTCAATGATCTTATGAGAATCCGGGATATAGTTTATATTCAGAAAATAGCCTATGATGCATGGAATGCAACGCAATTCGTGATCAATGCGGAAGAAAAGGGATTCCCGATGGAACCTTTTTCCCAGGCATTGGGTAATTTCAACCGTCCGACCAAAGAGATGGAGCGTTTAATTCTCTCTGGAAGGGCTGTGATTGATAATAATTTGATAAACAGACACTGTTTCCGCAATGTTACTATGGCAAGAGATAAAAATGGTAATACCAAGCCTTCCAAGCAGTTTGAGGAAAAGAAGATCGATGGAGTGATTGCCAAACTGGAAGCATTGGGTATTTATTTAGTTTCCCCAAGATATGGAGAATTTTATTGATTTGTCAGACACTTTTTTGGTTATACGTAAAAGTATCTATAATGAGTATAAAAATTCCGTTTACCGGTATAGAAATAAGAAGGGCAACCAAGCAGGAAACTTCCCGTGTTACTGCTTGGAGTTACACTGGCGCGAGACCCGTGCTTGCCAGCCGGAGCAAGCCTATGCTCCTGTCTACGGTCTATCGTTGCGTTGACCTTATATCGGATAGTGTTGCTGTTCTCCCGTTAAAGACTTATTTGCTCGACGAAGGTGGATTTAAAAAGGAGTATAAGACTCATCCGGCTTATATGATTCTTGATCTTGAGCCGAATGAGGATATGACTCGTTTTGTCTTTTTTAAAACTCTGATGGCTTCTGTCCTTCTGACGGGCAATGGATACGCCTATATAGAAAGGGACCGTAATCTAAATTTATTACAGTTGATATACATACCAACCAGTCAGGTGACGATTGTATATATCGCTGATAAGAATGGCATAATGCGCAAGCGTTACCAGGTAGTAGGTTTTAAAGAACTGGTTGAACCGAAAGACATGATTCATGTCCTTAACTTCTCTTACGACGGCATTATTGGTGTATCTACGTTGACTCATGCGCGTCAGACTCTTGGCATTGCCACAAAGAGCGAAGAGCATGCTTCCGGTTTTTTTGAATCGGGAGGAGCTGTCTCCGGTATCCTGACGGTTGAAGGAAAACGGTTGGATAAAGGGCAGAAGGATCAGATATATGAAACGTGGGATGAGAGAATGTCCCAGCATCCGAACGGAATAGCCGTATTGGAAGGAAACATGAAATATCAGCCGATTACTGTCAGCCCCAAGGATAGTCAGCTTCTTGAAAGCAGGCAGTTCAATGTAGTGGATATCTGTCGTTTCTTCTCTGTATCACCTGTTAAGGCGTTTGATTTGTCTAAATCGAGCTATTCTACCGTTGAGGCTACTCAGCTTCAGTATTTGACCGATACCGCATTGGCTGTAATCACTAAAATAGAGCAGGAAATTAACCGAAAAGTATTTCTCAGATCAGAACGCGGCAGAATTATCGCGGAATTCGATACATCGGCCATTTTGCGTACTGATAAAGCAGCACAGGCCGCTTACTGGAAGGATATGTTTTATGTCGGAGCTGCTTCTCCAAATGAAATCCGACGTGAAAACAATCTTTCTCGTGTGGATAATGGAGATAAGGTTTTTGTACCGGTTAATACTCAGACGTTAGATAACGCTTTAATGCAGAAAATGCCTATTGAAGAAGAGATTGATCCCAGTTTGTCAGACAATAAAACGGTTAATAAGTAAAAGATTAGTTATGGATGAAAAAAGAGAGATAAGAAACACGTCATTTCAGGTCCAGGTGACCGGAGAGAATGAAGAAAAAAGAACTGTTGAAGGTTATGCGCTGCTATTTGATACCCCATCAGATGGATTATCATTTACTGAAGTCATTAAGCGTGGTGCTCTTGACGGAGTATTGGAGAAAAGTGATGTTTTTGCTCTATTAAACCATGATCAGAGAAGAGGGGTTCTTGCGAGAAGTAAATATGGTAAAGGTTCTTTGTCGCTATCGGTTGATGACAAGGGATTAAAATACCGCTTTGACGCTCCCAAAACCGCTCTGGGTGATGAATTGCTTGAGAATATCCGTCGCGGAGAAATCGGAGAAAGTTCTTTTTGTTTCGATGTCGAAAAAGATACATGGGAAAAGAGGAGTGATGGTAGTTGGAAGCGAACAATAGAGAAATTTGGCAATATCTATGATACTTCTCCGGTTTATAATGGGGCGTATAGTAAAACTTCAGTCTACATGCGTGGAAAAGAAGCAGCCGAAGAGGAGCTTCGTCATCGGGAACAGGAAATTCCTGAGTCTTACTACCAAAATATCGAGAAATCATTAAACATTTAATTTATAAATTATGGCAAAAGAAAAAAGTATTACAGACTTGAAGGATGAGAAGAAGCAGCTTTCTGCTCGTTCAAAAGAAATTATTGAGAAGGCTAAAGGTGAAAAGCGCCAGTTCTCTTCTGAAGAAAATGAAGAATTGGGAGCGAATCAGGCTCGAATGGCTGAAATCAATCTTGAAATCGAAGAGAGAGAGGAGGAAAATCGCGGTAAACGTCCTGTGAAGACAGTGACTACTGGAAATAGTGGATTTTCTATTCGTCGTGCTATTTTGGCACAGATGAATAAAACGGAACAACGTGACAGTGAAGCTGCTGTTATTGAAGAGGCAACCAGATTGCATCGTTCTGTAGCTGCTACTGCTGAAAATTGTGGTGAACTGATTCTCCCTTTGTCGTATCAGAAACGTGCGGCGTACACAGCGGGAACAGAAGCGACCACTGGTGTTGTCATTGACGAGGAACAGCAGGAACTGTTGTTACCATTGGAGGCTAACCTGGTACTGTCTCAGGCGGGAGTGCGTATGATGACTGGACTGGTCGGAAACATCTACTGGCCTAAACATACCGCAGCTCAAGTTTTCTGGGAAGGTGAAAATACGGAAGCTAAAGATGGCAAGGGAGAATTCTCTAAAGGCAAGCTGTATAGTCCGAAACGTTTGACGGCTTACGTAGACATCTCTAAACAGTTGCTGATCCAGGAGAATCGTTCCGTGGAAGGATTGATCCGTCAGTTGCTCGCTATTGCCATTGCCCAGAAGGTGGAAAAAACAGCTCTGAGTAATGCTGAGACAGAAGAGAATGTCCCAGATGGTATGTTCCAGACGTTAAGCGACGTTAGCGGAGTTATGGACTGGGGAAAAGTTGTTGAATTGGAAACCAACGCAGATTTAAACAATGCTTTGTTCGGCAACTTGGCATATATTATGCATCCGTCTCTGGTTGGAAAAGCCAAAACAAAAGTAAAAGATCAATCCGGAGCTGGCGGCTTCCTCTTTGGCAATGATGGCACAGGTATGCTGAACGGTTATCGTGCATTGCGTACAAACAACATTCCTAAAGGGTTGCGAGACGCGAAAGACGAGTTCGGTATTGTGTTCGGTAATTGGGCCGACTATTTCCTGGGACAATGGGGAGCAATTGACATGACTGTAGACCCATACACGCAGGCAACTAAAGGTGCGGTCCGTCTGGTTATTAACTCTTATTGGAACATGGGTATGATTCGTCCGGAATCATTCACTATTGCATCAATGAAATAATATGGCATACGTCGAACTACAACTGGCAAAGAAGCATCTGAATGTAGAAGAATCTTTCACTGAAGATGACGAATACATCGAATGTCTTATTGAGGCTGCTGAGGCTGTTGTAGAGAAGGATATATGCGAGGAATTGAAAGCATTGTCCGGAGAGGATGGCAAAAGTCTGCCGGCTCCTCTTCGGCAATGCATTCTTCTGATGGTTGGTCAATATTATGCAAATCGGGAACCGGTTGCTTTTGTGCAGTCAAGTCAGGTTCCATTATCTTATAGCCATTTAGTTTCACTCTATCGGAATTACAACAGATGAGAGCAGGATTATTAAAATATACCCTTGTGTTTGAGGAGCCGGTCGAAGAAAAAACCGAAACGGGTTTTGTCCGTAAGGACTACCGGGAAGTGTTCCGATGCCGGGCATATCGCAAAAAACAGACGCTTCTCTCTGTTGACGAGAGTGCTTACGAGCAGTTTATCGGTCAGACAACGGTCATGCAAGTTCGGAAATATCCGCAAATTAAGTATGGTTGTCGTGTAAAGTACGCAGATAGCGTGTGGGAAATAAAGATGATTGAACCGGATGGCAATGAGCTGACCTTAACTCTAAAAAAGATAGATGTATGATTCAGGTCACGACAATAGACAAAGAGAATATTTACTACCTGATCCGTAATCTTGAAGATTTTGAGAAGGACAAGGCTGTAAGGAGCGGACTCCGGGCTGCAATGAATGTTTTCAGGGTTAAAGGAAGGAGTAATCTTCGTGCAAGGCTGCTCCATCACGGGAAACAGACCAATCATCTGATGAATTCTTTTACAACAAGGGTCAAGAGGAATAAGCTAGGCGCATTGGCTGGCTTTGACCGTCCGGGAGGTAACCATGCCCATCTGGTCGACAGAGGCACTAAGAAGCGTTATACCAAATCTGGCGCAAGTCGCGGTGTTATGCCGGGTAACAACTTTTGGGAGGACGCCCGGAATACGGAAGAAGGAAAAGCAATGCAAGCAGTTCACGAAGGGATCAAAAGAGCGGTTCAACGAATAAATGACAGACGATGAACATGTTTAAAGTAACCAACGAGGTACGCGGCATTCTCCTTAAGTCAAAGGAGATTGTGGGGTATGTGGAGGATAAGATCTTTCCTGTGATGGCTCCGGAAAATACCGCTGGGGATTATATAATCTATCAGAGGGATGGATACAAACAGGAGTATAGTAAAATGGGAGTAGCCCGTCAGACTCCATTGGTAAATGTGATCGCCATTAGTGAGGACTACGGACGCAGCCAGGATCTTGCCTCATTGATTTATGATTCCTTGTCCGGAGCATGGACAGATCCGGATATGTACATTCGGCTTGAAGACTCTACCGAGGGCTTCATTGATAATAAATACATTCAAGTTTTACAATTTTCAATTAGTTCATTATAGTTATGGCAGAAAAAAAATATGATTCGGCTAAAGACATGGTTGTCGGTGATAAGCTGATGCTTTTCGTTGAAACCGGAGACTCTGAACCAAAAAAGACAATTCCAATCGCATTTGGAACCTCATGTAGCATTGACATGAGTGCTGACACGATTGATACGAGTAACAAGATGTCAGGTAACTGGAAAGAATATCTGACAGGGCAGTTGGGATATACCGTCACTAGCGAAAGTATGTTGTCTCTGAAAACAGGGCATTTGTCTTTCGTTACATTAAAGGAATTGATGAAGGAGAGAACACCGATACCTTTTGTGATAGCAAAGACAGAAGAGACGGAAGGAGACTTCCCGAAGGGAGAAGAGTACGTAAAAGGAAAAGCGATTATTACGGCTCTTTCCATGAAGGCAGACAATGGTGCGATCTGTACCAGCTCGGTAACCTTACAGGGAACCGGGCCTCTGGAAGATGGAACCGGTGCTTGATTTTTCGATGTTGTTAAAAAGGTGGAGGCGGTCAGAGATGGTCGCCTTTTTAAATAGTTAGAGTAATGGATATATATTTAATCATAATAACGGTACTTTTTATTTATATGTGCCTTTGTCTTATATTGGATCTTAGAGAAAGACGTACAGGCAAACCTAAGACCTCTGAATCCACTCCTCCGCCAAAGGCCAGAACATTGCCGGGTAAAATGCGATTTAAGAAATGCACCATTAAGATGATTATCCGATGGGAGCAGTTGATGAAGAAACCTTTTTCACAAATAGACTATACTGATAAGGAAGACGTAGACGCCTTACTTTATGTGATGAATATGGACGGAATGAAAGATATGTATACTTATTCTGTTTTTAAAACTGCCATATCAAACGATAAAATATTCAAGGAGCTGATTTCAGGCATAGAGAGGATGAGTATTGTCTCTTCGCAGTTCCAGAAAGCATTGGATTCATCCGGGGGAACTGTAGCTTCAGAATCATGCTTCGTTGGCGAAATAGTAGCTATGCTAATAATGGATGGACTGGATGCTCATTATGCAATGGAAGAGATGGAGATCTATGATCTTCCTTTGTATATCGAAGCGGATAACCGCAAGCGTAGAGAATCTCTGGAGTCCGAAAGATTGTGGACATATATGACGATCCTTCCTCATATAGACGGCAAGAAACTTCGTTCCGCTCAAGATATGTATCCGTTCCCCTGGGAGATCCAGGAGATGAAAGAAAAGGCTGAAGCTGAGATAAAGGCTAATGAAGAAGACTTCCGAAAGTTCATGGCCGGTGAATTATTTGATATAAACAAAGTGAATTGGAGTAAAAGTAATTAATTATGGCGAGCAGATTATCATTCTCAATAGCATTAAATTTCTTAACCGAAAATTTTAAAAAAGGAACGAATCAGGTAAAAGCAGCATTTCGTTCTATGCAGATGCAAGTCCTTACCTTCGCAGCAGCTCTTGGTGCAGGTGGTCTTGGACTAACCAATCTTGTCTCCCGTTTTATTGAAGTAGCCAAGGAATCAAGCCGGGTTACTACGGCTCTGAAGAATGTGTCCGGAACAATGGGACAATTTGCAGAGAATCAGCGTTTCCTGCTGGATATGGCTAAGAAATACGGATTGGAGATTAACGCTCTGACAGGCAACTATGCAAAATTTACGGCGGCAGCTTCTATCTCCGGAATGACGATACAGGAACAGCGGAAGATATTCGAATCTATGTCCCGTGCTGTTACTGCTTTTGGCATGAGCGCAGAGGATAGCAATGGTGTATTCTTGGCTTTATCTCAGATGATGAGTAAGGGAAAAATCAGCTCGGAAGAATTACGCCTACAGATAGGAGAGCGCCTTCCTATTGCTCTTCAGGCTATGGCAAAAGCTGCGGGAACTAGCGTTGCCGGTCTTGACGAATTGATGAAGAAAGGTAAATTGATGAGCGCAGATGTCCTTCCTAAATTTGCTAAAGCCTTGGACGAAATGATCCCAAATGTTGATACAGATAATCTGGAAACATCTCTGAATCGTCTGAAAAATGCCTTCACTGAGTTGGTCGATGAGGCGGATATCAAAGGCAAATATAAATCTCTTATCGATTGGGTTACTAGCGCAGTAAAAACGGCTACAGAAAATATCAGGAGTGTTATAACTTATGCGATTGCAGCAATCGTGGTATTGGTAACGAGCAAACTGGTTAATAATATCATATCTGCTATAGCCAAAGCCGAATTAGCCGCTAAGTCTGCAGCTCGTCGGGCTGCTAAGGATGCAGGAGTGGCATTTGATGAAATTGCATGGAAAGCGCAAAAGACGAGTGCTTCCATCAAGATGGCGTTTAGCAAGGCAATGGGATCATTAAAATCGTTATTGATCTCTTCTATCCCTACCGCTATTATTACTGTGCTCGGAGGCCTTATAGCCCATATGGTGACACTAAAACAAGAAGCCGAAAGAATAAGAAAGGTATTTTCTGATTATAAAAAAGAGGCGGCTAGTATTACGCATACTCCAGAGATAATTCAGTTAAAAGTAATTCAAGATTTATATAATAAAGCAGCAGATGGTTCTAAATTAAAAGAAAAATATCAGAATCGCATTATAGAATTATTGGGAGGGGAATTGAAGAAAAATCAGGATATCAATAATGCTGTACGCGAGAGGATTAAACTATTAGAGGCTACTGCTAAAGTAGATTTTTTCACGCAAAAGAAAATTGCGGCGGAGGACAAATTAAAAGATATATATAATAAACGTGGTGGTGAAGAGGCTTTTAATTTCCAATATAGAAATGCTATAGAGAATCAAGGAGTATTAAATTTTGGTGGTCCGGCTCCGATTATAGGAGAGATGGAAGAGGCTATAGCACTTAGGAATATTATAAAAGATGCTGATGCAAATCTACGCCAATATACGGAGTATTTGGAAAAAAACAAGCCGTCTATAACGATTCCAACTGATACTACTACAGCTACTTCCACCAAGAAAACTCCTCTTCAAAAGCAGCAAGAATCATACAACAAGCAGCTTGAGGAGTTGGGTGCAGAGTTAGAACTCGGTAAGATTACTCAAGCTGAATACAACAAGGCATTGGGCGAACTGAATATCAAAATGTATGCTCAAGCAAAAGGAACAGGTGATAAGGATGTTCTAGGAAGTACTTATTTCCAAGGCCTTAAAACTGCTGCCGAGAAAGCGATAAGGGATCAGGATAAGAATGCTGCTCTCGTAGAATTCGAAAAGGTTCAAAAGGAATACAATAATAAGGTAAAAGAGCTTCAGTCTCAGGAGTCTAAAGGGCTTATTACTCGAAAAGAGTTGAATGAGAACTTAGCTTCCCTTTCTTTGGATGCCGCAAAATCCGCTGCCAGTATAAAGGGTATTGGAGATGAGGCTGATGTCTTTATTGCAGCAATGAGTCTGAATGCAAAAATGCTTGCGTCTCCCATTAAAATAAAGCCTAGAGACACAACTTTTGATTATAAAAAGACCAAATCCGATATTGCCTCTGAGGAGCTAGAGGCAGCAAAGGAATATGCTGATCAACTGAAAGAGCAGGCCAAAAGCATGGGAAAGACTTTAGAGGATGAGGTTGCCAAATCATTAGCTAATGTCCCTACTTTGGAGAAAGCTTTAAAACTAGCTCAGGTGAAGGAGGATGTAAAGGATCTTACTAAGGAGCTTGGACAAATGAAATGGGATGCCCTAAAAGAAACTGTATCTACCATAGATGGGGTGGCTTCTGCTTTTCAAAGGCTGAAAGATGCTTTTGATCCAGAAACAGAGGCTTCGAGGTGGGAAAAACTGATGGCTATATGGAATACGCTGGCGAGCGTTGTAGATGGAATATTATCAGTAGCAAAGACCATTGAAAATATAACGGAACTTACGAATAAATTAGCTAAAGCTAAGGAGGCAGAAGCGGCGATAGATACTGCAACTACATCTCAAAAGGTTTCTAATGCCGCAACAGGAGCTGCTGCTACCGTTGCGGCTACGACTATTGAGAAAGAGGCAGCTAAAACGGAGGTAGCCGCTAATACGGCTAAGGGAGCTAGTGCGGTTGGAGCAAGTGCCGCAAAAAAACTACCTTGGCCTATAAGCCTTATTGCAATTGGTGGGGCAATAGCTGCTGCTCTAGCATTGTTTGCTGCTATCCCTAAGTTTGCACGCGGAGGAGTTGTGACTGGTGGTCCATCATCTGGAGATAAAATGCTGGCCCGTGTCAATGCTGGTGAAATGATACTTAATCAGGGACAGCAATCCCGCCTGTTTGAAGCGATTAATTCTGGAAGATTGGGTGGAGGTGGAAATATATCTTCATCAGTCACTACTAGAGTAAGAGCTAAAGACTTGATTCTTACCATTAATAATGAACTTAAATCACAAGGAAAGAAACCTATATCATGAGTTACGGACTAATATACACGATACCATTTGCCACAATTGATAATATCCCATGTGTGGTTGAAATAGAAAAAGACAACTATTCGGGAGAAGTTATGGAACTAAAGGGTGGTAATTCTCCATTTACAATTGACATTGCAGATGATGAATTTCTCTATACTCCTATTCGGTTCAGTACTGCAACAATTCGTGTAGTAGGTAGTGATTATTTGCAGAGTTTGTTTACTACAGCTTATCAAGAGTACCGAGTTGTTTTTAAAAAGAATGGAATAGTAACATGGATTGGTTTCATCAAACCTGAAATCTATACACAGGACTATACTTCAGATGTATTTGAATTGGAGATGGAGTGCATGAGTGCCATGTCTACCCTTGAGTTTATTGATTATGAAGTAGAAGGTAAAAAGAAAGAATTTGTTTCATTATGGTATTTGTTGAAAAGATGTATAGAAGCATCTTCTGCAAATTATAACGCTGTATACCTCCCTTATGTTTATGCGAAAAGTGAGAAAGAATATTTATCTGGCAGTAACATACTATATGATATGAGGGTTAGCGAACAAAACTTTTTCGATGAAGGTGGAAAAGCCATGAAGTTGAAAGAAGTTTTGGAAGAAGTATGCAAATTCTTAAACTGGACTTGCGTAGACTGGAAAGGAGAACTGTACTTCGTAGATTTGGATCATGATGGAGTATATCATAAATATAATGTTACACTAACGGAAAAAGAAGATGTAGGATTTAATAGTATTACGATACAAAATATCGGTTTCGCCGGTTCCGATCATTCTATGGATATTTTGCCTGGATATAATAAAGTGACAATCAAATGCAGTAATTATCCAATTCCTGAGACTTTGAATTTCAGTGTGGATTATGACGATTTAGATCAGTTGGTCACTTTGCCGGATATTGTATCTGGCAATGATGTTTCACATCGCCTACTCTTGAATCCCGGTGATTTGGATATGTATCAATACGAACAGTTCGCACATCGTGTAGACATAAACGGATATAAGAACAATGTAGAGGCGGAAAACCTACTGGGTGCTATTCCTATGCGATATTGTAACTACAAAATGGTTGATAAGGATGGAGGGAAAGTTCCAGATATCACAGAGTATAATTATACTGATATAATAAGAGTGAGGTTAAAAAACAAAGATGGAATAGTATTAGGAGGATATGTTCCCGTTTTTATATTGAGGAGTCCATGTGTTGCTTATCCTCCCGGAGTATTTTGCATTAATGCCTCTGTAAAATACTTCCAGAATGAAGAATTATCTCCTTTGTCAAAAGATAGATGGGGAGGAAACTTAATGATAGGTACTAAATTGTTTATTGGTAATACAGATCTTACGACAGATGATCCGGTACTTGGTAATAACTTGTATAAATGCACATATATATCCTTTGGAGAATACGAGGATGGAGACTATAAAGCTATAATCAATGACAAGAAATTGAATGATCCTTATCAAGGTGCATCAGGTAAAATGATATATTCTTCTCTTACTGGAAGTGGAGTGACAACAGGAGAATTGGAGTTTCAATTGTTAGCTAGCATGTATCCGTCTGAAGTTAACAAGTATGGAGTGTTTTTACAAAACTTTACTGTAAAATTCATCCCCAGAGATGGAGAGGATACTACATCTAACTCAGATCGTATCTACGAAAATGTCATTAATGAAAACTATATTAATGAACTTGATGAGATTGAGTTGAAAATTAGTTCATACAATCATGATGGTGCATGTTATGGAAAAGTTGTATTATGGACCGATTATTTAAGAGATGATCTTTATTCATACATAGAAAGAACTACCATTCGTCCGGAGGAACAGCTTATTCGTAGAATAATCAACCGCTATAATGCCACCCGTGTAAAATTAACTCAAGTGATAAAAGAATCATCAGATATTACTCCGTTATCTCGTTTGTCTGACAATTATATGGTTAATAAAAGATTCATTAATGCAGGCGGATCTATCGACTACAAGATGAATCGTTTCCAATGTGTAATGATAGAGATATGAGCAGTAATATCGTAATAAAAACAAGGGCTATTCCGGCTAGTTCGAGATCGAAGGATTATCGGACTAGTACTGTTGTGCGTACAGGTGGTGGCGGAGGAGGTTCTTCTTCATCCGGTGGTATTTCTGGGGATGTGGGATTAAGCAAGGATATTCGTGTAAATGCGCCAAAAACAGGTTATGTGAATCCGGGAGACGTATTGAGAAAAGGTATGGGATATGAGCAGATATTCAGAAAGATGCTTTATGCTCCGATGCCGGCTACTCTTGTTGGGAAAATATCGACGGCTAATGACGTTGAATTTGGTTCTAAAAAAGGAGTTTTAACCTATACTGCTACCCGTAATGATAACGGAGCGATGACTAAGGCTTTCTACGACAATAATGAAGAAAATATTCTGGCATTTTCTGAAGAGGACAATAATGGCGTACAGATTGCGACAAGAGAATTGGAAGGAAACTATACAAAAGGAGAAACGTATTTTGCTACAGTCATGTATGCTGCCGGTGAGGATGAAGATATTAAGGAATTGACATTGACAAGTAAGATAAGTGTCAACGTTTATCGTAAGTGGTTTGCCGGGCTGTGTGATTCTGTGCCTCAAACCTCCGATGAGGTACGTAATTTGAAATCAAGTGGTTTATATATAAAGGCGGGAACATATAAGTTCCCAGTAGATAAATGGAAGAAAATAGCGGTTTGTATTCCTGCTGATGAGGTTACTGAATTGACGCTTACTGCTTATCCGGGTAATTTCATAGAGGATACAGGAATTACTACCGGCCCAATAACAATATCTGTTGAAGGAGACAACAAAAGTGCCGCGATTGATTATAAGATGTGGGTTGTTCAGACTTCGGGATTGAATGATGCCGATACATTTACTTTTAAAACTGCATAAGATTATGGTTAAGATAAACGGAAGCAGTTTTGCATTACAATATAAAAGAACGACAGGGAGACCTATCGATTCTACGGCAACTTTCAAAACACTGGAAGATGCGACATCATATGCTCGTAATACGGATGCGGAAGAATACTTTCCTTATCCGGCCCAGATAGTCTCTGTTGAGTCAGATGGAAGTGTGTATAAATTGTTGAAAGATGAGACCATTTCGGAAGCGGATGGACGAAGGCATTATAAATTGTCTCCAATAATGACAGGGGACGATGCCGATGATAAATATCTTAGCAAAGTGGAGGACGATGAAGCCAAAGGGCTAATAACCTTCTTGGCCGGCATTGACGTTAAGATAAAAGCCGTTATCCAGAAACTAATCGCGGAAGACGCAACCTTCTCAAAGGAAATATCATCAAAAGACTATGTACAGAATCTCATTGGTTGGATGATTTCCCCCGACGGACATATCGATGCAAAATCACTCCATCTCCGAGACTTCCTTGAGGTTCCGGAACTTCGCTATAACCGCGTATCAATAACTTCGGGAGAAGACTGGCTTGCTCCCGGTGGTGGTATTATCGAATCCGTAAATGAATCCTCTCAGACTCTGACTTTGAAGCTGGAACCGGGAGAAGTTGCAAACCTTGCGGTAGATGACATTTGCAAGGGTATATTCAACAATAGTACAGGATTCCAAACTTCTTATTTTCGTATAACTCAAAAGATAAGCAATTCGGAGTTTAAATATACTCTTAGAAGCGGCTATTCATATCATCCTCAGAAGGCCATGCATTTTGTGGCATATGGCAATTTCACAAATGCGGAGCGCCAGAAATCTGCTTATTCCACAAAAGACTATAAACGCTATCTTGCAGGAGTCAATAACTGGGAGATAACCTCTTCTATGGTCATGATGCAGCTAGGAGACTTGTCCAATCTGGTCATTTCAGAACTGGATTTGTCCGGATACAGTGCATACCTTCGCAATGTGTATATGACCGGTACGATTAAACAGCTTTCACAAGATGGCACTACAGAAGTCCTTGTTCCCGCATTTAAGGGGGAATGGAAAGTAGGAAAGTATTGGTATTACGATGAAGTTACCCATAACGGCAGCACATGGATATGTATTGAACCTAGTACTACGCAGGAACCGTCTGATTCTTCTACAGACTGGCTGAAGACTATATCTAAGGGTGATGCCGGTAGTCCGGGGAGTGATGGAGAGAATGCTGTTATGTATTACCTGCAACCTTCCGTAAACGTAATAAAGAAGAACGCTGATGGTAGCAGTGAAGTATCAAAGGTTTCCTGTCGGATAATGAAGACGGACGGAGCTTCTACCGTAGTGTCATCTCTGCCTGCCGGTTATTCAATGGACTATGTCATCGATTCCGGGACTGCAAACGGATATACTCCGGGAAACGATATTGCAGTATCAGGAATAACCAGTAAAATACAGTTCCGGCTTTACAGTGAGACTTCGGGAGTGGTGTTAGTTGATCAGCAAACCATTATTGTTCTCAAGGATGGAAGTAACGGAAAGCCGGGAGATGATGGAATAGGAGTACAAGATGTGGATGTGCTTTACTACCTTTCAACTTCTTCTAGTTCTCTTTCCGGTGGTTCTTGGTCGACGACTGCTCCGGCTTGGGTAAACGGAAAGTACATGTGGAGTAAAACGAAGGTCATATATACAGATGGTTCCACAACGGAAACAGATCCGGCTTGTATAACCGGCTCTAAAGGAGCTAATGGCTCCGATGGGAAAGGAGTGGCAAGTATTACAGAACAATATTATCTGTCTACCTCTTCGAGTTCTCTTATAGGCGGGTCATGGTCAACGAGTGTTCCCACATGGGTAAACGGAAAGTATATGTGGACCAGGTCAGTTATCACCTATACGGATGGTTCATCGACTACGACAGATGCTGTTTGCGTCACAGGAGCGAAGGGGGAAACGGGTATAGGAGTAAAGAGTTACAGAGAACAATATTACCTGTCTACATCCTATAGCACTCCGGCAGGTGGTTCATGGTCGTATAATGTACCAAGCTGGACAGATGGTAAATTTATGTGGACGCGAACGGTTGTCACTTATACTGATAATACAACTTGGACGAGCGATCCGGTCTGTGTGACAGGAAGTGCCGGTCCATCCGGTAAGGGGGTAAAATCTTTCGAAATATTTTATTACCTCTCGACTTCCTCCAGCTCTCTTGTCGGCGGTTCTTGGTCTACGACCGCTCCTAAGTGGGAGGATGGTAAATACATATGGACTAAAACTAAGGTTACTTACACTGATAATACAACATATGAGAGCGATCCTGCATGTTTAACCGGCGGACAAGGAAAGACTGGATTGCCGGGTGCAATGCTCCGGCCACGCGGAGAATGGAAACCGAATACCGAGTATTATCACAATGATGCGTTTATTGATACCGTTATTTATAACGGGAATAACAAACTCTGTAAGGTAACTCATACATCTACTTCTACATTTGATTCTACGAAATGGGATGAATTCAATGAGTTTATCAATGTTGCGACAAACGTATTGCTAGCGCAGAATGCGACAATTGACGTATTGGGAACTTCCGGAATATTTGTAGGTAATCTTGAAAAGACGCAGGGATGGATGATAACCGAAGGAGCTATAAAGCATAATGAGACAGGTTTTGAATTAACTGCTGAAGGTGGGATAAATACAGCTAATGGAAAGCTGATATTGACTTCTAATAGTACCGTAATTCGAACTAATACCGGTCAGGACATCGCCTTGTTTAAAGATGTTGATGGGGTTCCGATGATTGATGCCAAGAATATCAATACTGAAAACCTGGTGGTGACATCTGGGGCTATTCTAGGAGGATGGGAGATAAAGGATAATAATATAGTGTCTAGAGATATAGTTGATGCAAAGATTCTTTTAGAGGTTAGCGGTACTCGTTTTTTGCGCATTAATGAGTACGGAGGAGTTTCTTCTCAAGGGGCATATCCTTTTTTGACTATACGTAATGATAATCAAGACTGTATTAATCTAAGCACGTATGGTAAAGGAGGAGTTGCGTTAAGAATCATAGCTAACACTTCTGGTGGTGGGGCTATAGAGAGTTATGGATCTCATAAATTCGGCCAGCGCCAGTATGAGAAATGGGATGCTCCTGGAGTATTATGGGCTGCACGTATTACATCGGGAGGTGGTATATCAAACAGATGGGGAGATGGGTGCTATGTATCCAAAGTCGACAGGACAGATACAGGAAATTATGTCTTTTGGCACGATTTAGGTCATACCGACTATTTTATAATAGCTACAGGCATAAACGAGAATTGGACTATTTGTATAATATCTGATAAACAGGCTAGTACTTTTACAGTAAAGACATTTCATAAGGACCAAGGATGGATCAATAGTGCATTTGAGGTCGCAGTTATAGGAAGAAATAAAGTATAAATATTATGATGAGAATAGACTTTAGAAAAATCGAAGTAATAGACATTGAAGGGAACAAGAGTACCATCGATGTATCGCAGAAGTTTGCTAATGCAATTTATCAAAACACAGGTGATATTGGTGAGTTAGAAATTGCAAGGGAAATGTATAATAATGGTGTGGTTGATCTAACTACGGAGCAAGCAGAATCTTTTAAAAAGTATGCAGAGCTTTTTGTTCGGGCTATTGATCGTTTGTCAGTTATTAATGCTTTGTCAAAAGAATAATAATTGGAAATTTAAAAACAAATATTTATGAAAAAAGTATTTTATGACTCATGGCTTGCTAAAGCTATCTTATTTCCAAGCTATTCAACCATCACTTTGTTTGCTTGGGTATTTACTAAATGGTCTAAGACGGAGGCCAGACAATCAACTATCAATCACGAATGTGTCCATGCCCGTCAATGGATTGAACTGACTGTTGCATCTGGATTACTCATATGGGCCGGAGAGTTGGTCTTCGGATACTCAGCATGGTGGTTGGCATTATCTGCGGTTATATTTTATCTATGGTATGTACTCGAATGGTGCATCCGCCTAATCGGTAATATCTGCAATCGTGATGCATACCACATGGTCTCCTTTGAAAGGGAGGCCCGTCTAGCAGAGAGAGACAACAACTACTTGGAGAACAGCCACTATTTTGCCTGGCTTAAATTCTATAAAAAATAATGGAACAGATAAGTCAAATCGCAACGTTAATTGGTAGTGCTATTGCAACAATCCTTCTTCCTCTGTTGGGTGCATTTATATTCTACGACTCCAAAAAGCGTAGGGAAGCAGCCCAGGCAGAAAAAGCAGAAGCGGATAACATCAGTCAGTATGCAGCAGAATGGAAGGAGCTTTATGAGAAAAAAGAAGCTAAAGTTCACGAGTTGGATACTAAGATCGATCAGCTTTATGTTGAAAAGAATGAGGACCGTGAGCGTATCCGGGATTTACAGGCCAAAAACGCAAAGCTGGAACTTGAGAATCAGGCTTTAAATTTTAAGAAATGCGAAGTTCGGGGATGTAAAGACCGTCAGCCACCAAGCGATTACTAATATAAAAGAGTATGAGTTGGATCAAAGAAAGTAACCGTTCTAAGCACCTGCTTTACGCTATCCCGGCAGGTGCACTGCTTACCATCTTGTTTGTCGCAGGATTGGCGGCTGGTATGGAATTTAAAGATAAGCAATGGGGTGGCAAATGGGACTGGCTTGATATTGCGGCGACATTGATTGGAGGCCTTATCGGTCAGGTTATTCAGACATTAGTATTGATTTTAATATTATAAGAGGAAACATATATGGAGTTAAGAGTAGAAAGACTTTGGAAAAAAAATAAATATACAGTTGGACGTCTGTTTGTTGACGGAAATATGTTTTGCAACACATTAGAGGATCGGTTGCGCGATCTTCCCGCAGAAAAGAAGATTCCCGAACGAACAGCCATTCCTGCCGGTAAATATAAAGTGATATATAATTGGTCCCCTAAATTCGGACGCAATTTACCTCGTTTGCTTAATGTACCTTATTTTGATGGTATACTAATCCATCCGGGCAGTACCGCTGATGATAGTGCTGGGTGTATCCTGGTAGGGAAGAATACTGAGGTTGGCCGTCTCACAGAATCTCGATATACTTCCGATCGACTTAACGTATTGATTGAAGATGCCCAAAGGAAGGGAGAAGAGATTACCATTGAAATTATAAACTAAAAATAGAGGAGAAATAATCATGGAATTACAATTTACAAAAATAGAAGATAAGGACTTGTACGCTGCCGAAGCAGTAGTGAATGCTGATTTCAACATCCACCTTGAGCGAACCGCAGCTAGTCGTTTGAACATCTTTCAGCGTACTCCAACGGAGGGTGATTTCGAACCGGTATTTTTGCCATCCAATGTACAGAATAACACCGGAAAGACTTTTGACTGTGATTTCAGTGCTTTGGTTTATCCCAAAACAATCCGTATTGAGAGCTATTCGGAAGTAACAACAGGTATCTTAACGGAGGCAGAATAATGCTAAACAGGTTATCTTTAAATAAACTGAGTCTTAACCGGGTCGATTTAAACCGAATCGGTGGTCGTGATGTAGGGGTGTCCGGTCGTCCCTACATCGACCCCGAACTACTCAGCCACGTCAAGATGGCTATATCCACCTGGGGCAAGACAAACGACGACCCTGACCGGGCTGTTTTGAAGGACTTGTCCGGCAACGGGAACGACATGCGCCTGCTGAACTTCGGATTTGCAGAGGGCAGTGGATATGGATTACCGGGAACCGACTTCGAAGGCTGGCTATGTACAGACGGAGTAGACGACATAATCGAGTCCGTCAAGCCCATATCTGAGGTGTTGGAAGGTAGCAATGAGATTACGGTAGTGAGTATTATTCATGGAATTGGTTCTAAGAATGCTTATACTAATGTCTTAAGAGAATCCGACTCTAATTACATTAGAAACACTTCTACAGCAGATGGTAAAACTGGTATTTATGGTTATACCTGTAAAGATACGACTAAATCCATTATAACCGATATACTTGGTGATAAGAATGATTATAAATTAGAATATATTCAAACAACTACTCCTTCGACCGTAAATAGCGTATTTAGTGTTGCAGGATGGAGAGAGAATAATGGTTCAATGATTGTGTACCCTGTTGCCTACGCAGGTGGCTTCATCGCCAACAAAGTCCTGACCACCGACGAAATCAATCAGATCATCGCCTACTTCAACTTGGATCGTCCCGGACAGATCATCAAGCCTCAGTTGTACTGCAACATCAAGAAGCAGGGTATCACTAATGATAATCACGCAGAGTTTAACGATCAGTTGATTGACTTTGTAGGTGGTCACAATATACAATTGAATAATATCGGTTGGGAAGGAGAAAGTGGGATTGGGAGTTATCCGGTAGTATTGGGTATAAATAAGACATTTAGATTTGGTACTCAGTGGGAGGTTAGCAACAGTGGAGCAAAAATGTCTTGTGTTGATATTGTTGATATAAGTTTATACAGTTTATACTATAATGTTAGGAATCCAGAAGGCGGGGTAATCACAACAGAAATTCCGAGCTTTACTATTAAAGTTTCTGGAATTACCGATGGCAGTTTCGGATACCTGAGATATGGATATTTAGCAGCTCCCGATGCAGTTGCTAAAACAGAGTTTCGTATGACTGCTGACGGTACTTATACTTTGCCGAAATGCTACGGAGGTTCTGAGGCATTAGATAAAAGTAAAAGTTGTTATGTCGGATTTTCGGTTGAGAAAACCAATGTGCCCGGAAGTTTAATTATCGAAGTCCTCCCCACCATCGAGAATGCTCTCTGCCTAGACGGAATTAACGACTTCGGCAAGTCTATCGGATTGCCTATTTTGAAGGACTATACGGTAGTAGCGGATAGAGAGATAGAGACGAGTAAAGGAGGTATTGTTAGTAAGGATAATCCTGACGGAGCTTTTATCTGTGAGATAACAGGTGAAGCATACAGTTATGGTGCAGCAACATCGGTTTCAGTTGATTTCAAAAGAAAACTATCTTATCAATCAAAGTACATCTATAACGGAAGTCCTATCCAAGCAGGTACAGGCGTTGATACTGACTCTATGTGGCTAGGAACGATTAGAGACGGTGATTCTCGTTTCTCTAAAATCGCATTATGGTCTCTCATGCTCTTCCCCTACAGCCTCTCCGAGTTCCTCCTTGAACGTCAATTGAGAAAATACAAGGCAGGCACTCTTTATCCGAACATGATTGAGTTTAGACCGATTGTAAAGAGTAACATCCCTTACTCTTCAATCTCCTACTCAGTTAATCCAGGAGAATACATTGCCGAAGGTAGTAGAGTAACTATCACTATAACCTTGTCAAATGAAACAGATAAGCTGGTCGGTGTGTCATCCAATGCCATCAGCGACATATCCATCTCTGGAGACAATGGAACCTACGAGATAACCGGAAAGGTCACCAAGTCACCTCAGAAGATCAACATAGTTATCTCCAGCTACTTGACAATGTTAGACAACGAGACTTTAATTTCAAATGAAACATTAATTAAAAACGAATAAGTTATGGAAAAGATATTTGACATAGCAAAAGACTCCGAAAAGTCGTGGGGAGTCATTGCGCAAGGGATAGATGGAAACTTTGAGGGGTTATTATTAGAAGATGATAAGAATAAGATTAAATCGTTACAATATGGTGTGAAAATAAAACTTCTTAATTATGGCTTTATTAATAAAGATGGGGTGATTACACCTTCGGAAGAATGGTGTCATTCAGATTTTATTTTAATAAAGGATTTTATTGCGGCTTATGTCAATGGAAATTTCGGAGGTACTCTTGTAAGTTCTATCGCATACTATTCTGCTGAAAACTTTAGCAGTTTCATTAGTGGAATAACCACATATGGCGAATCCCCCATAATGGTATATGCAAGTGACTTGTCTATACCTGATGATGCTAAATATGTAGTTCTTTCAGCAAAAAATACAACGTCGCCTTATGGCATTGTTAGTGCAAATGTATTACAAGGTTTAGTTGAAACCTTGGAGAGGAAAAACATGATTCAAGTGTCATTTAGCAGGCAAGGTTATGTTAGATTGACAGATGGTAGCATTATATCATCAAGTACTTGGTATAGAACAAAATTTATTCCAATAGATAGTTTTGTTGAAGCGCATATTTATGGACACGGATCAGTTGCTGGATTTGCGTATTACTCGAGTGACAACGATTCTGCTTATCTTGGTGGGCAAACTTTTGATTATTGGGTAACTAAAACTTTGGAAGAGTTAACCTTGCCAGAGGGGACAAAGTATATTGTTATATGCCATGAAATTGAGACGCTTAAAGATGGATATGTGTATGCTGACAGGTTAACAGATATAGATATAAAAATAGACGATAATTATGCTACACTATCACAGCTGATTAAAGATGCGTTCTCGTTTTTAACAAAATCTGCAAGTTTCTCATTTGATGATGTACATTGGGTATTGAGAGATTTGACAGTTAATGCAAATATATATTCAAGTGCTTTTGATAATCCCTTTCTCGCAAGATTAAAAAACTTGCATGATAAATATGGAATGAAATTCAGTTTATTTGTTTTTCACTCATATAAAGAGTCGGAAATATCGACATGGTATCTTTCTGATACAACTTCAGTGTTCTCTCATGAGTTTGCTGTAAATGCAGATTGGTTGCGATGGGGAGTACATGATATTGGGAGTTATGCAAGTTGTATAGAATCTCTTTTAAAAATTGTTGGTAGTCCTACTGCTATCGACCTGTTTCCAAGGGCTGATGGATTTGCTGGTAACCTTGAAACTTGCCTCTATGCAAGAGATAGCCAATGCGGAATAATTGGGCTACTTGCTCCAGATGATACAAGAGATGCTTACTATTTTGACGCGAAAACATCGGGTATTATTTATAATAGGGGGAAATACTTTGATTCGTCGAACCAGTTGTATTTCATTAGGTCATTAGAACGGTTAGAATATCAAGATCCAAGCGTAACGTTAGACATGTTGTTAACCGCTTCTGGCTACAATCTCGCAAATAATGCGGTATTGTTTACTCATGAGTATGAGTTATATAATCCAACACAGGCGGGAATATCTCCATATGATGAAAATGGCATCAATGAGGCAATTTATAATAAAATAGTAATTTGTGCTGATTGGGTTAGAAATAATGGATATGTTTGGATATATCTAATGGATAAAGTAAGAGCAATTTTTTGATTAATTTCATTGAATAAAACAATAAAATTTATGAAATACATTGTATTCCCTTCAGAGAATCTAAATGCGATACCGCAAGAGGTACTCGACGAACTGCACCTTACCCCACGAAAGAGCGTTGACGGTACTCAGGTAATCATGAAGATAGTTCATTACGAAGCTCTTTTCCCGTCTATTATGACCTTGCCATTACTGGATGAAGAAGATAAAACGGAAAATCCGATTTATCCTTATCCTGCCTACGAAGGCGAAGAGTTGAGTGTGTTGTTGTCGGGTCCGGATTGGACGAGTAAGGATACGCTATGAGAGCTTTCTTCTATACCATTTTGCTGACGCTGGCAACATGTTTCACAAGCTGCCGGAGCATCAAGTATGTTCCGGTAGAGACTGTGAGAATAGAATATAAGACCCGTGACAGCATCCGGTTCGACAGTATATACCAACGTGATAGTGTGTTCCTTCTTATAAAAGGGGATACCGTCTACAAAGAGAGGTACAAATACCTATACCGGTATCTGACAATCAACAACACGGATACGGTCATCAAGACTGATTCAATCCAGATTCCTTACCCAGTAGAGAAGGAGCCATCTAGATGGCAGAAGATAAAGCTGGAGCTAGGCGGCTGGGCATTTGGAATAGCATTGGCACTTTTGTTCATAATAATAGGAAACATAGTCTATAACCGAAAAGCCAAGAAAGGAGGTTAAAATGAAACATTGATTATTTATCAAATCGAGGAACATCTCGAAATGATTATTAAGCACTAAGTTATCCGGTAAAGTAGAAGGCCGGTTATCACTAATAATAAAATAAACTCCGTAGAGGCAGGAGAAAGAAGCCTCACACCCGTTTCGACGACCAAATCACAGACGGGCTAACATCTCAAGGACTGTTCGTGAGGCTTCATAGCTTAATCAACAGTTTTTGAGATGTTTTGTTTCATAATCTTATATGTTGTTCAACATGAAAATTACAGAATTATATCAAAAGGTCGTCGGTGTGGTAATCATGGTAACGGGCATAAACGAGAATGATATTCTCCATTCCAATCGGGAAGAGTGCGCTGACGCAAGGTATCTGCTTGTGAGAGTCTTGTCAGACAAGCTATCAGATAAAGAGACCGGTTTGCTTATCGGTAGAACAAGGCAAGGGGTGTCGTTTATCCGCTCTAACGATACAAAAATGCGAAAGTGGAGTGTAATGTCAGCATGGCGGGAAATAGATGATCATATAAAAAGGATTTCTTTTTGATAAAACTCTTGTGTATATCACAAAAATGTTATATGTTTGCAGTGTAAATCAAAAAGAGTCGTCATGAATTGGAATGAAATGAAGAAGAAGGCTATTGAGAACGGCTTTGTTTTTGTAAAACATGGGAGTAGGCATGATATCTACGAGAACAAAGCAAATGGAAAGATGATCTTGATTGAACGTCATTGGACGCAGGAAGTAAGATCTGGCCTAATGAAAAAGCTAAAAAAGGAAATCGGGTTCTAATCCCGGTTCCCTTCTATATATAAATTTATAATAAGTGGTTGTATTATGAAATTTCAAGTATCAATAGAGAAGCAGAGTGATGGTACATACATCGCATATAATACCAACGTGGATGGTCTGTCCTTGATTGGTGTTGGTAATACGGTAAACGAAGCGAAAGCGGATTTCTTCAATTCAATGAAAGAGGTTGCTGAAACTTATGATGAGGGAGAAAAGATTCCTCAATGTCTGAAGACTGATCCGGTGTTCAAATTTGACCTAGCTTCTCTTTTTGAATACTATTCGGTATTAAACGTAAGCGCATTCGCAAAGTTTGTGGGTATCAATGACTCATTGATGAGGCAATACAAGAGAGGCAATACTTATATCTCCGAATCTCAATTAAAGAAAATAGAGGACGGTATACATACTATCGGTAAAGAATTCGCTAGCCTAAGACTCGTTTGATTTACACCTCCTGTATTAGGTAGCTTGGGACATCTTTATAGGTGTCCCTTTTTTATTTCCTGCAAGTAATTCGCAAGTAACTATTCATATGAGCAAGTAACTTCTTATGTCCTTTGTGATGCGGTTAATATTGACCGTATGCATAATTACATAAGATTTTATGGAAACTGAAATGAAAGAAATTATCAAGGAGAAGGAGTATGTCCATGACGAGAATCGTAAGGAATATGCTTCGAAAAGTGTCGGTAATGCGGCATTGGCCACAGGCATCATTGGTACAGCACTAGGTGCTGCTGCTATTTGGGGACGTGGCAGAGGTTTTGGTATCGGCGGCGGAATGCCCGAAAACGTAAATATCAACACAGTAAGCGATGCCGTTGCCGGCCGTTCTGGTGTTGCTCCGACCGCATTCAACGCCTACAGCAAATCCTGTGAAGCTGAATTGTCACTGACAAACGAGATGTGGGGCCTGAAGGTAAACACCCTGAATCAGATGTACGCACATCGTGATACAGACGTTGCTGAAAAATTCGCTTTGTGGAAATCACAGGTGGATGGCGACTTCGGCCTGTACAAATCTCAGGTAGACGGTGACTTTGGCCTGTACAAATCAATCCGTGACCTGTACGACAATCAGACAGAGAAGTTGAACAATGCAGCCTTCGGCCTGTACAAGAATCAGCGTGACGGCTTCGATGTACTGAATGCCCGCATCAGCTGTCTTGAAAAAGAAGTAGCTGTAGGCGCAGCAATCCGTCCTTACCAGGACAGACTCATCCAGTGTGAGATTGACAAGGCGTTTACCGCTAGCATCAACTACACAGACCGTCTTGATTGCCGCAACATCAAGGGTGTGGTAACTCTTCCTAGCACTCCGACTGTCACTGGGTTTCCCAGCCAACGTTGCTGCTGCCAAGGAACCACCGCAACAGCGCCAGCGCAGTAAGCCGGTTCCCAAGAAAAAGAAAAAATGAAAGTTAGTGGCGGTGCGCCTTCGGGCGTGCTTGCCGCTTTCCAATATCAACCACTAACTACGAGCTTATGAACAATTACTTTATGACTGGTGATCCGACACTTACCCCTAGTACTTTTGATACGAAGATTTCAGAGCTACAGCAGATGCAGCAGCAACTGGAACTACAGAAAAGGATGTATGAACAGCAGGTATCCCAGCCGGCTAACGAGCAACGCAGCCAGTCACCAGTATGGGACGAAGTAGACTCTATATGGGACAGCATGACCGAAAAGGAAAGAGAACTGGTCACATCCTCAGAGGAGTTTATAGAGAGCAGTAACCATATCTCAATGCTGCTTAACGAGCAATACATGGCAATGATGCGACCGGTAGTAGAACAAAGTAAAGCTGGAAAAGATGCATTGGACAATCATCTCACATTGCTGAAAAGACTCCGTAAATCAGCCCAAAAAGAAGCTGACGCAGAACTGGACGATTTTAAAGAGTATAAAGAGAAATACTCCGATATGCCTTACTCCGAATACCAGAAGATGAAACGTGAGCAAGTGAAGAAAGGAGGTAAGAAATGAAAGTAACCGATATCAACCAGTTTAAAGGTGACCTAAAGACCCAATTGCAAATCTGGGCGGAAAGCAAGATAGACGGAATCTTCCCAACCAAGCCGCAGGTAAGAGGAATCTTAAAGAAGGGATTGAACAACTACATGTATCGCCTCGACGACAAGCTTGACAAGATGATTGATAACTCCCTGCTGTTTCTCGGTGATGAAAAAGGCATGATCGATACGGATGCTGTCTTTGACACATTCGTAGGGATGTTTAAAGAGATGGACATCAAGGAGTATAAGTTGGGAATGATCCCGGTAACCGTTGGAAAAGGTGAGATCGTAGCCACTATTCCTCACAATCCTCTTTTGGATATGATTGTCGGCGATCTGGGTAAAGTGACCATATCCGCCGAGGATATACTTGAAATTAAATCACTATTATAACTAAAAAATATGAAATACCTCGATATGATGAAGAAGGCTAAATCCGAAGGCGTTGCCTCGGAAAAGGCCATGTGGAAAAGCGTAGAAGGAGTAGATGAGATCCTTTGCGTTGTCAAAGAAGAGCATCCGGAGATGTATATGTCCTTTATGCGTGACCAGCATGAGGCGCTATACGGTCCCCACTACGATAAGCATTTCGCAGAGATGGACGTAGATAAGATCAAGTACACCAATGCTGCCGGCGAAAAGAAGACCGGCGCTCATTGGAATGTCGATCAGATCCTCGAAGCAACGAAGACCATGCCGTTTCCGTCTGGAACAACACCCTGGGACAAATACGTTGCGTTCAACTCGTTTTATTCCGATATGTGTGCGGTATTGGATGAGGCTACTCTCTTGAAGGGTGCTTACCGGTTTTACTTCGCCGACGAAGATGCTCCGGCCGGTAAGATCTGGGAGTACATGACAGCCATGATCTATGAAGACTAGCCTTGACATATTGCTGGAACAAGCAGACGACAGATATCATCACGACTTCTGCCGCCTGCTTATGGTCATGCTGTGGAACGCTTAGAGAGGCTCCTTGAATGGCTTATACCTGTCGCTATCTTGGCGAAGGTTGCGTCTTTGTGTTTGTCCTTGGTTATGTAACCAGGGATTTTTTGTACCTTTGCCTAAAATAAAAAAGTCATGGAAGAAAACAAATACGATCAAGAATCGATCAGAGAGCTGCTCTCATGGGCGCAGAATACATTAAATAACAAGACCTACCCGGAAGGCGGACTAGTCCTGGACAAATGCATCAAAGTAATAGACTGCAAAAGTCATATAGAGGCAATGATCCAGATGATAGGAAAGAACTGGGAGAATCCGACGTTTTACCCTACCATTGACATGTTCCGGAAATTTAGAGAGAAACTGAAAGAGAATATTTAAAATATAGTGAGTGTGCAACTTGTGTGTTACCTTTTATTTTGCCCATTACAACATACTGGTTACTAAGCTATTGTATATCAAAACACACTACCAAGAGGAGTATAACACATATGCGGATATACCATCGTTAAATACCTAATTTACAGCGTATTGCCTTCACAATAGCGTATATATAATGTTATATATATTTAAAAAACATCCCCTTTTTACCCCTTTTTACCCCTTTTTACCCTACTTTAGTGTGCAACTTTTGTGCAACCTAATTGTTATTATATAAAGAGTGTAAATATTATGGCTGTTATATCACTGTATCTTGATAAAAGAAAAAAGACCTCTAAAGAGATCTATCCTATTAAATTCAGAGTGTATCATAATTCTGCGTTTTTTATCTCAACTGGAATGTATGCCAGTCCGGAAGTGTGGGATGGTAAAGCTTACAATAGGAAGGAATTGAATTACAAAGTGAAGAATGTTTCTTTGTCGAACAAATTCAATAAGTTGGAATCAGAATTATTATTGCTTGGAGACAAACTGAAATCCATGAGTGATAGAAGTCTGAAGGCGTATCTGGTCGGTGTGATAGCTGACAAACCAATTGCTTCTGATAATTTCCTTCGTTATTTGGATGAATATGCGCTTTTGAAGGAAAAGAAAAGTACTAGAGATAGTTATATGACTACGCGAATGCATATAGTGAATTTCGATGAATGCGCAACATTTGATACAATAGATAAAAAATGGCTTACTCGGTTTTATCAGTACCTTTCTGACAAGGGATATAAGATCAATTATATAGGCCTGCTTATGAAGAACATACGAACAGTATTTAACTATGCGATTGACGAGGAAATTACTTTGAAGTATCCATTTCGGAAGTTTAAGATAAAGCGAGAACAGACTCGCAAGAGATGTTTGTCGGTTGATGAGTTGAGGCTTTTAAGGGATTATGCGGTTGAACCATATCAAGAGATATATAGAGATATATTCATGTTGATATTTTACCTTATAGGCATAAATATAGAGGATCTGCTCTATCTCACTGAAGATAATGTAGTTAGAGGGAGGATAGAATACTATCGTCATAAAACGGGAAAACTGTTTTCTGTAAAAATGGAACCTGAGGCAAAAGCTATTATAAACAAGTACAGAGGAGACAAGTACTTGCTTAATATAATGGAGGAGCGCAGGAACTATACCAGTTTTACGGCTGCGATGGATCGAGCTTTAAAAGAAATAGGTGAAGTCAAAAAGAGTAGGCAAAAAAAGATTAGGAAGCCTTTATTCCCCAGTCTGTCCAGTTACTGGGCCCGCCATTCTTGGGCAACTATTGGAGCAGAACTAGATATACCTAAAGAAACATTGTCTGCCGGCCTTGGGCACGAAGTCGGATCAAGTATAACATCTATATATATAAAGTTTGATCGTAAAAAAGTAGATGAGGCTAATCGTAGAATTATAGATTACGTAAATGGGAAAAATAAAAAGGGAGCGCAGTAAGCTCCCTTTTTATTAATATTACAAATTTTTCAACCATTTTTTTCCTGATTTAGTCCTGAACCAAATCAGGATGCCACATGCGATAATGGATGTGGCGGTGTACACCATGCTTAAGAAGTCCATAGATTTTATTTTAAAATAATATTAGCTATTCTTGCTAAGAATATAGTAGCTATACATCCGATAATAATCCTATATGCGTCCATTTGGCAATCCGTATAATTGGGCTTTATAGATACTATTCCTCCTACAACAAGTCCTGCAAAAGAAAGTTTTGATAAATCGAAGAAATACGCGGAAAGTTTTTCCTTTCTACTCCTATCCTTCTCTCCTGCTTCTTTTATGCGGTCTAATATACGCATTATTTTTTATTTGATCTTTCAATTATTATATTTTTACTACTTTCTATTTTAACAGCTATGCCTTTAGCTTTGTAGCTATAAACTCCTCCGCTACTTATACGGTTGGCGGTTACTTGGTAATTGATTAGAGCATTTGCACCGTATTTTTTAGCTGATTCTACCATCGCTTCGGTTGCATGATCAATTGTAGGGACATAAATTATATCTCCATTTGACCTCTCAATGGTAGGAAGGCTAGATATTGTAGTATTCTTAGTCTTCTTTCCGGTATAAAAGCTCATTTGTATCTCGGCGACAGGAATATAAGATGCTTCTTTGATATCAGTCCCTGTTGGATATATAAAAAAGCCGGATTGTACATACTTCGTGTAGTCTGAAACGTATGAATATTCTGCGTATTTAGGGCCGCATGCCGTCATAACCAATGACAGAATTGCCAATGCAATTCCTTTTTTACTTATTTCCATAATGTAAACGTTTAAGTGGGTATTACTTGCTGTGTTTTAATCTATTATAGTCTTTTAAATTAAAATATTCCTTAGAGGTCTCGTCCCCAGTACAAATGATCAATTTTAAAAATGAATCATTTGGTGGTCTTAAATTATCTAGCTTCCCTGTTTTGGCGTGGCTATATAACTTCATGTTACTTTCTACTCCTAAATTATTGAGTAAATTTTCTTTTTGTATTTGCCCAGCTATCTTTAAGTCAGCCAAAGCCTTAAACAAGGTGTCATCAATGTTCATATGTATTAAATTGGTCTGATATGAACAAAGTGGATCGCCGTTTTGTTCAGGCGTACTTGTCTGATTTCAATTGTCTTTTTAAATCTTTTATTTCATCGTATAACGCACCGCACTCTAAAGCTCTATCCTTAAGCTCGGCGGCAGTTTGTCCGAATAGGTTTACTATTGATTCATACTTCTCCATGCTTACATATTGACTTTTATCAAAATTATCGTTAATATTTTCGGAATCATTTTTAGTCATTATGCCTTCTCCTCTAAGAAGCCATTCGGCGGATACATCTTTAAATTTATCAAGTAGAATAAATAAAGTTTCGGCGGTAATAGATGCACCTCTATTTATTTGTCGAGATAAGCGATTCTGTAGGGCTGAATCTCCATCAGAAAATTTATTTATACTAATGTTATGGGACAATAAAATCTCATTAACTCTTTGTCTTATAAGTTCTTCCATATAAATTAGTTATTTATTTTGATTCTAAATAATCGTTTTCGATTAAACATTTAAGCGAATTTGCTTGTTATTTAATTGAATTCGATTAATTTTGTATCCGTATTCCAATAACGCAGAATGCAAAAGGACATAAAAAGGGCTGTCACGACATAAGCCGTGATTTTGCTAGCACCAAAATTGTCTCAACGGCAAATATAGTGACTTCCCTTTTAATATCCAATCAGAAAGACGTAAAAGTAGGTTTCGTGGTTGCTACCTACTAACAGGAAAATATAACAGACGGCTCTATTTGAGTACTTATCTAGCAACCACAACAGGATAAGGAAAAAATAGAGCTTTATTTTTTAGATTATGAAAAAACCTCCAATAACAGGCAAGGTTCAGCCAATGTATAAAACATGGTTAAGCAAGACTGAAGCTATGTCATATTTAGATTGCGGTGAAAGACTCTTAGAAGTATTGCGCGGTAAAGGAGAAGTTGTGTTTTCTCAATATGGCAAAAAGATATGGTACAATGCTGCCTCTCTGAATAATTTTCTTGAACGCCATAAACCAATAAAGAATAAAGATTCAATAAAATAAGATTGCAGGCGAAAAACTAGATTAATTTGTTCATGTCCCACCCCTGTGAAGTGTCTGGTTCATTTTAATAAAACTTTTTACACGTTGAGGTCTTTCTTGACGAAGACCAACAGTTGAACGGTTCGTGAGAATAGTTCTTCTTTTAATATGAATTCCAATTTAATAACGTAAAAAATAGTACAATGAAAAAAAGAAGATTTCCCCAAGAAGTAGCGAGATTTTTCAATCCGTTAAAGTCGCTTGTCATTGAGTTTGACGAGAGAAGAAGACGCGTAAACATGCGTCAAAGAGGTACTCATCAATATGAGAAGTCCAAAGAATCAAGTTATGTCATAGCCTATAATGGCGGAGGAACTGCCAGGAAGGTGATGGACGAAAATGGTAAAATAATCTATAAATAAAATCGTATGGCAATGCACATGTTTTTTGAAGTCCGCATCCGTTACGAAAAGACGATGGAGAACGGACAAAACAAGAAGGTAAATGAACCTTATCTGGTCGACGCTCTCAGCTTTACAGAAGCGGAAGCTCGAATTATTAACGAAATGACTCCCTTTATCTCTGGTGATTTCAAGGTAAAGGCAGTCAAGGAAGCAAACTTCTCAGAGATTTTCTTTTCCAATGAAGAGAGTGCTGATGCCTACTTTAAGGCAAGACTGGCATATGTAACTCTCGACGAACATTCCGGCGCGGAAAAGAAAACCTATACGAATGTCTTAGTACAAGCTGCCGATCTACGCGATGCCGTAAAGAAGCTGGATGAAGGCATGAAAGGCACGATGGCTGACTACAAAATTATCTCGATTGCCGAGACTAAGATTATGGACGTTTACCTATATAAGCCGGAGGAGGAAAAGTGATGAATAAAGCTACTAAAATAGCCATTACAATTATAGCCGCTATCATAGTAATAGGTGGATGTGTCTATTCCGGCCAGGTAGAATATAATGATGCTGTATTGTCTAGCATGTCTGCTGATAAATACGATTATATCCATAGCTGTCTGGGTGGCTCCGCTACCCAAAATGATGTGGTAAAAGAGTACATTGCTAACCAGAAGTATTACGATTCCAAATTTAATTGATATACAATGGAAAAGAATGAAATTTTAAATAGCGAATGTGCTGTCCGCCGCAGTGCCGCCGGTAATCCCAACACCCCGGTAGATGTCCTTGTCGAATTGTCGAAAGATATCGACTGTGATGTCCGCCGCAGTGCCGCCGGTAATCCCAACACCCCGGTAGATGTCCTTGTCGAA